CAGAAGACGTAATACGAGATGCCTAAGTGGCTGGAGTTCAGACGTGTGCTCTTCCTATCTGGTCGAGCCTTCAGCCGAGAGGGCTTCAAACTTGGAGCCTGAGGCCAGCACGTGCATGTTGTGTGCGCCAACCTCCACCGAAAACCTGCGCCGAAATCCTGGGCTGCGTCTGGCCATGGTCTGCGCGTCGCCAAAGACGATCCTTGCCTGGTCTCGCGTGGTTGCCAGCGAATACACCTCGGCACCGCCTTCACGGTCGGCAGCCAGCATGTACAGGGCCACGGCCGACGACAGGGTCGACTTGGCGTTACCACGCGGCACCTCGATGTACGAGCGCCGAAAGCGGCGATTGCCGTCGGGCTTGACCCAACCAAAGACGGTGGTCAGGATGAACACCTGCCAAGGCTCCAACTTGATCGTTTCGCCTGCCAGCGGTCCTTTGACGTGGGGCAGGCGCTCAATAAAGGCGCACAGGTTGTCGGCGGGGTGAAATGCCCGGCCATCCTTGGTTGTGAGCTTCGGGTTAAAGCGATAAGGGCTGTCTTTGCCTTTGAACCGGTTCAGGTCTGCCAGTTGGCGTTCGCACGCGCGCTGGACCCACTTGCAGGTCAGGATTTTCCCGGCAACGACGTCTTTGGCGTACTGCCGGGCGATGGCTGCATAGTCAAGTTTGGCCATCGACATCAACCCGCAATATCGGCCCAAGGGTCGTTATCCCGTGGTGCATCACTGGGTGCCGAAATCCGTGAACGTGCCGCAGGGGTGAAGCCCATCTCGGTCTCGTAGACCTTCATCTCCATGGCCAACTCGCGAATCACGTCCATCAGTGGCGAGCGACGCAAGATACCACTGGGTGTCTTGATGATCATCCCCGAGACACCGGCGCGATTGATCTTGGCCAGCGCCTCGCGGTACAGGCCAGAGCAGTTCGCCCAGCGTTCCAGCACTGCGCCATCAAGCGCGGACAAGAGACCGGGCGGCGAATTAGCCACCGCGTAGTTCCACGCCTCCTTGGCCGCGTCGCTCATGTATTCGGGCGGCGTGCACAACGCCGTGGTTGGCCGGGGCTCGTGAGGGTTGGTCCGGCATTTCTGCACGGTGCCTTTGATCTGTTTGATTGCCAGCGGAAGTGGCTTACGACCAGCCATGGGGGTGGGCTCAATTCTTCAAAAAAATGTTTTCAATTTGCACGCGCAAAAATCTGTGCAGGCGCACGCATCTCTGGCCGCCGTCTGTAGAGATTGAGACCCCCTACCCCCCTACGGAGGAGTGGTCAGCGCCGAGCTGCGGTCTCGCGTGCCGTCTTTCGGTTGTGACAAGAGACGCACAGCGCCTGCAGGTTGGCCGTGTCAAAGCGAGCACCGCCGTCCTTGAGTGGCGTGACGTGGTCAGCCACGACGGCTGTCACCACGCGACCACGCTGCTCACACGCGCCGCACACCGGGTGCTGACGCAAGAACGCGGCACGCACCGCACGCCACTGGGCTGATTGATAAAACCCCAGCTCCGCATCGAAGCTGCGCCGGGCACGACCGTATTCACGGTGCACCGCCTTGCGATGGGTATCGCAATAGCCGGGGCTTTCCAACACAGCACCACAACCGGGGTGTCTGCAAGGGGTTGGCGCTGACAGTGGCATGAAGTCGACAGTCTTAAAAATGTTCGCAACTATTTGCGGGACTTGTGGGTTCAGGACTTGGCTTTACTTGTGTTCAGAGCGTTCATACGAACACCAGCAACAACCCAAAGGAAAAACAATCATGAGCAACAGCACCCGAGACCAGCAACTCCAGCAAATCGCGCTGGACCATTTGTTTATCGCAACCCTTGAGACCCGCAGCAGCGACAGCCTCGACTTCCACGACGTGAGCGTCTGGGCCATCAAGGCCGCCTTGCAAGCGGCCTTTGAGGCAGGCCGCAACGCCGCTGCCAACCCTTTACAGACACAACCCAAACAGTAATCAGGAGATCGACATGACCACACCAGCCACAGCGCAACTGAGCGCATCGCAGCAACAGATCCTTAACCACGCCGCCGTCAACACTGATGGCAAGTTGGTCTGGTTTCCCGAGACCCTCAAGGGAGGTGCCAGAAAGAAAGTTCTCGACAGCCTCTTCAACCGGGCGTTGATCACGACTGACGGCACACATTGGTTCGTAGCCGCTGAGGGCTACGAAGCACTGGGGCTGCCGCGTCGAGCGCCCATCACGATGGCGGCTCTTGACGCAGTGATTGAGTCTGCTGAAGCCGGTCTTGCCGCCAAGCCACGCACTCGTGACAACAGCAAGCAAGCCCAGGTGATTGCGATGCTCAAGCGAGCCGAGGGTGCAACGATCACGCAAATCTGCGAGGCCACTGGATGGCAATCTCATACGGTGCGCGGCACCTTTGCCGGAGCCTTTAAAAAGAAACTCGGACTGGAGATCACCTCCAGCAAAGCCGACGGCAGCGAGCGGACTTACCGCATCACCACGAATTGAGACCAGACATGACATCCATGACCATCACCATTGAACGCATGCCTCGCACCCTGCAATTTGAGGGCAATGCCATTGAGGTTGAGGAGCTGAGCGTTCGCCTGCCATTTGCCCGTAAACCTGCCGACCTCAGCGAGGTGGGCGGCGAAGGCAATTACAAAGTGTTTGTGACCGAGACCCGGGAGATGACCCCTGCGGAGTTCGACGCCTTTGCCAGTCAACTGCTTAAGTCACGCAATTGGCTTAGTGGCAAGGGCGGCTATCTTGCGGACGGCAGGCTTTGCGTTGAGGTCCGTGCCACCGGCAGACCCATCTTGTACGTCGACCCATCCGGCGGAGACTACGGTCGCTACGTTGCCAGACTCGGTTAAATTTGTTTCCAACAAAGCAGATCAGGCAACCTGGTCTGCTATCTCTTTGTCAAACTGCGCTTTGATGATGTCGTAGATCATCCAATCTTTGCGTTGCTCACCCACCTTGGCGTTGTGCACACGTCCCAGGCAGACCTGGGTCCAAACCTTAAAAACCTGCGCTTTAGACTGACCTCGCAGTCCCTTCACCATCCGCTTGGCCTGTTCAATTTTTTGTTCGCTCATCGTGTTCCTGTTCCAGTGCTAACTTGCACTTAAACCATTCACGCTCTGACCAAACAGGAAGCCAAGTTACTTTTTAAATACTTGCCATCACAGTGGCGTTTCAGCCACTTGAAGCGCGGACAGTGCTGGACCAAGGTCGTCAAACTTCACTTGGTCAGCCTGACGTACCGCTTGTTTCCCGGAGAAAGACTGCCAGCGTTTGACGATCACGTCCACGTACTTGGGATCGAGCTCAATGAGCCGGGCACGACGACCCGACTTTTCACAGGCGATCAGGGTAGTGCCAGAGCCGCCAAACGGGTCCAGCACGATGTCTCGTGTTTTGCTGCTGTTGCGTACCGCACGCTCCATCAACTCCACCGGCTTCATGGTCGGGTGCAAATCGTTTTTGTGCGGCTTCTTGATGTGCCACACATCACCCTGGTCGCGTGCACCGCACCAGTAGTGCTGAGCACCGTCTTTCCAGCCGTAGAGGATGGGCTCGTACTGGCGCTGGTAATCCGCGCGGCCCATGGTGAAGGTGTTCTTGGCCCAGATGATGAAGGTGGACCATTTGCCCCCTGCGGCGCGAAACGCTGCCTGCAAGGTATCGAGTTCGGATGAACTCATTGCGATGTAGACCGCACCCTTGGTGACGTCCAGGATGTTCTGGCATGCCGACTGCAAGAACGCTCCAAAGTCAGCGCCCATGTTGTCGTTCAGGATGGGACGGTCCTTGCCGCGCATCTTGTCCTTGGCCGTGTTGGCGTAGTTGACGTTGTAGGGTGGATCGGTGGCAGTCATGTCCACCAGTTCATCGCCCAGCAGCGCCTTGTAATCTTCTGCCTTGGTGGCATCGCCACACAGCAGCTTGTGCTCGCCAAGGACCCAGATGTCGCCGGTTTTGGAGACGGCTGTCTCGGCCACCTCGGGTGCCTGGTCTTCGTCGGTCAGACCATCGTTGCTGGGGTCGCCCGCGATGAGCTTGTCCCACTCTTCGGCGGTAAAACCGGTAAGACCCAGATCAAAGCCAGCTTCCTGCAACTCGGCCAGTTCAAGGCCCAGAAGGTCGTCATCCCAGGAGGCGTTCTCGCCAATCTTGTTGTCAGCCAGGATCAGTGCCTTGCGCTGAATCTCGGTCAGGTGCTCCATGGCTACGACGGGCACCTCGGACATGCCGAGCTTGCGGGCAGCAAGCAGTCGGCCGTGACCTGCGATGACGTTGTTTTGTCCGTCCACCAGGATGGGAGCACCCCAGCCAAACTCGGTGATGCTGGCCGCGATCTGTGCCACATGGGCGTCCGAGTGCAGCTTGGCATTTCGGGCGTAAGGGATCAGGGACTCAATCGGCCGGTATTGGATTTTGATGTTGGGCTTCATGCTGCTTCGGAAACGAAAAAGCCCGCGAGAGACATGCTCGTCGCGGGCTGTTGAATGGGGGTGGCTGCAAGACACATCTCTCGCAACCGTAGACAAAATGTAAGCGAAATTCCGGTAAAACGCGACACGCTCAAATCCGCGTTTTCTCCGCAACAGCCCGCAGGAGCAAGCATCATTTGTATCTGGCACGCAACTACCCGCAACTACCTCGCCCCAAATCTCTGTGCCAGGTTGTGAGCCACGATGTACATGGCAATTTCCCAGCGGCGCTGGGCAGTGCGTGGTGCACAGCCGAAGCGTTTGCCGATGTCGTACCAGCGGTAACGCGCTGCCCGCATCCAGACCAGGTGGCGCTGCTCGACCTCGAGCCACTGGACCCAGCCCATGACCTCGAGCATGCAGTCCACCTCGGCTGGGGTGGGTGGGAACCGGTAGACCGGGGCATCGTCACTGGCCATACGCTCGTAATCGGTTCGCACAATGGTGGGCCAGACGTTGAAGTGACCCTGCACCCGAACCGGCGGGAGTTTGTGGGCCGTGCGTGAGGCCTGGATGAAATAGTCGGCAACCTCGTCCGCCGACCAGCCGCCCCGTGGAGATCGGAAGAAGGTCGGGTAGGAGAAGGGGGTAGACAGCGGGGGGCGCCCACGACTCACACGAAGCAAGACGAAACGAGAACCGTAACCGAACCAGTGCAGCGCGGCTACACTCTGAGAGATCACGACTTGTT